GCAACCGGCTGGGCACTGCGACCGGGTTTCTCCCAATCCAGACAATGCCCATGCGGTTGAAGTCGCCGGATGGTGCGGTCATTGCTGATCCCGTCCGGCGTGTTGCTCTGTGTTTCGACAGCGTTTCCGCTGGATTTCCCGACAGATGCAACGATCAGCGCCCTGTGCGCTCCCCGAGCACTCCCGAGGCAAGGCGCTGATCGTTGAAGTGTTGCAATCCCCCGCAAATCACGGCGCACAATTCTGCGGTCGGGAAACGTCATTCCGCAGGATCTAGGGACAGCTCTCCGTTTCCGGCATATTTCCCAGCCCATCGGATTGCAACGATCAGCACCCTGCCGTACTTGTACGGGCCGCCATGGTTCGGACCCAGGGCGCTGATGGTTGGGCTGGTTACGCCAGCCACTCGGCCGCTTCACGCCTCCCCCGCATCCCTGCCGGTAATCCCGGAGTGGGCTGGATAACGCTGCGACTGCCGGTGTTTTCGTCATGGGCACTACCGGCTGACCGTTCCTCTCCCCGTGGCGTACCTCATCACACACTCATTCCGGCCAGTCGTCCTTGTTGACGATCGCAGCCGCCAAACACAGCGCCAGCATAGGAACACAAAATTTATTTTGCAACAACTCGCCAAACGTTTTTTATCTCAATCACGTCTAACTCTCGTTCGGTCACCGGGTCCAGGCGAACATAAAGATCACGCCCCGCTTTTGTCAAAGCATGACGGACGGCCTCGCCTGAAACATCGAAGCGGCGACCGGCTTCGGCAAAGCTGCCAAGCCGGTCTACATACTGTTTCAGCGGGATTGATATAGGAGTGTTCATGTTAGAGTGCCTTTGTCGTCATGCAGACATAGTATCACAAAATTATTTTGCTAATACCTGTTGCAATCGCAAATTTTGTTTGGCATAGTTTGAACATCGAAACACAGCCTGTCCCGGCTCAAAACGGACTAAGCCCCACACCGCGCGGGCTGACAGCAAAACGACAGCGGCCCCGCCACGGATGGCGGGAACAGACCAGGCTCTCACCGGCAATGCGGGGTGACTGCGATCCGGGGTGAAGATTTGAAGCCTGGGAAGGGGATACCGGAACGCAAGGTCGATTGACCAAACACAGCGGCATTCGCTCAACATGGATTTTGCCTAGGAGTGCCGCTGATGTTTGTTCAAACACAACAAAGGGGGTGCGAGATGCGCAACCGCAAAAGAGGCGGCACGGTCACGGCAACGATGTCCGTGATCCGCAATTACGAAGACCTCGAAATCGAGGTATCCGGGTACTTCAACCCGGAGCAGAACGGCGGGTGGGATGATCCTTCGTGGTCGGCCTACGTCGAGTTTGAAGGCGCAAATGACGCCGACGGCAACCCGTTCACTCTGACGCCGGACGAGATTGCTGACGCTGAGCAGAAGATGATGGAGGAAGCATGAAGCTCCTGGCCGGATTCGCCATCGCCGGATTTTTGATGGAAACCGCCGCGCTGCTGGTCAGCCCGGCCTTCGCCGCCCTGCTGGGCGTGGGTTTCTGCGGCGCCGTGCTGGTGTACGGCGCCACCTCTGAGTAACCACAACCGAGAACCAACATGAACCACACCGAACTGAACGACATCGCCACCAGGATTATCAGCATCGATGAGCAGGTCTCCTCCCTGGAGAAGATCAAGGCTGCCCTGCAAGCGCAGCTCACCGCCCTGGTGGGCGTGAAGGAGGAAGGCAGCACCACCGTGCGCACCGACCGCTTCAAGCTGACCACCACAGGAAAACTGAACCGAACCGTGGACAGCGCCCGCCTGACCGAAGCCTGGCTGAACCTCCCCAAGGAGGCGCAGGACGCCTTCAGCTGGAAGGCCAGCGTCAGCGTCAAGGCGCTGCACGAGCTGGAGAAGTACCGCCCGGAGGTTGCCCGCGACCTCTCCGCCTACATCACCGTCAAGCCCGCCAAGGCATCCCTGTCAATCGAGGCCATTCCGGCCGAGCAGAAGGAGGCCGCGTAATCATGGCCATCAAGCTCACCACCACCCGCCAGGCGGCGGCCATCAACGGGGTCAAGCTGTGCGTGTACGGCGCGGCGGGAGCGGGCAAGACCTGCCTGTCCGCCACCACCGGGGGCAACCCCGTGATCATCAGCGCCGAGGCCGGCCTGCTGTCGCTGCGCGATAGCGACATCCCGGTGATCGAGGTCGCCAGCATCGCCGACGTGCAGGAAGCCTACCTGTACCTGCGCGACAGCGCCGAGGCCGCGCACTTCGACTGGATCATCCTCGACAGCATCAGCGAGATCGCCGAGGTCGTGCTCTCCGCCGAGAAGAAGCTGAGCAAGGACCCGCGCCAAGCCTACGGCGCCCTGCAGGAGCAGATGCACGACCTGGTGCGCGGTTTCCGCGACCTGCCGCGCAACGTCTACATGAGCGCCAAGATGGAACGCCTCAAGGACGAGCAGACCGGGGCCATGCTCTACGCCCCGTCCATGCCCGGCGCCAAGCTGGGGCAGGCGCTGCCGTACTTCTTTGACGAAGTGTTTTGCCTGCGCCTGGAGAACGACGCCGACGGCAACCCGCAGCGCTGGCTGCAAACGCAACCCGACTTCAACTACACGGCCAAGGACCGCAGTGGCGCCCTTGCCCCGTTTGAAGCCCCGAACCTCGCGGCCATCGCCGCGAAAATCATGAACCCGAACCAAACCACAAACTGAGGTAACGCAATCATGGCTCAACTTAACTTCAACGCCGCCAACGTCGAACCGGATGCCGGTTTCTCCCTGATCCCCGCCGGGGTCTATACCGCGCAGGCCACCGACTCCAAGGTCTACCCGACCAAGAGCGGCACCGGCACCATCCTGGAACTGACCTTCAAGATTCTCGAAGGTCAGCACGCCGGCCGCCTGGTGTGGGCGCGCATCAACATCCAGAACCATAACCCCGTCGCCGAGCAGATCGGGCAGAAGCAGCTCTCCGGCCTGTGTCATGCCGTGGGAGTCTTGCAGCTGCAGGACAGCACCCAGCTGCACAACAAGCCGCTGCGCATCCGCGTCAAGGTCACGAAGGACGACCAGTACGGCGACAAGAACGAGGTCAACGGGTATGAGGCCCTGCCGCAAGGCATGGCGGCCCCTATTGCCGCGCCTCGCGCCACCGTGCCGCCCGCCCCGGGCAACAACGGTTACGCCGCGCAGAGGTCGGGCGCGGCTACGCCTCCCTGGGCTGCCGGACGGTAAGCCGCCATGGCCGCCATTCCTTCCCCCATCAACAGCACCGTAGCCGCGATCTATCGCGGCTACGAGGAGCGGCGCGGCGAGGAGCTGCGCCCGCACCTGGGCGCATCGCAGATCGGGCATCCGTGCAGCCGCGCCCTGTGGTACGGATTTCGCTGGGCGCTGGCCAAGGACTTCGACGGGCGGATGCTGCGCTTGTTCGAGACCGGGCAGCTGGAGGAAAACCGCCTCATCCGCGACCTGCGCCACATCGGGGTGGAGGTCAGCGCCTTCGACCCCGAGGGCAACCAGTGGCGGGTATCCGCGCTTGGCGGGCACTTCGGCGGCAGCATGGATGGCTGTGCCGTCGGGATCCCGGAAGCGCCGAAGACCTGGCACGTCCTCGAATTCAAGACCCATAACCTCAAGAGCTTCACCGACCTGCAAGCCAAGGGCGTCATGGATGCGAAGCCCATGCACTACGCGCAGATGCAGGTGTACATGGAGCTGACCGGCATGACGCGGGCGCTGTATCTGGCGGTGTGCAAGAACGACGACCAGATCCATGCCGAGCGCGTGGAGCATGAGCCGGTCGTCGCCGCCAAGCTGCTGGCGAAGGCCGAGCGGATCATCTTCAGCGACGAGCCGCCCGCCCGCATCCATGACAGCCCAAGCTGGTACGAGTGCAAGTTCTGCGACTTTCACCCGGTCTGCCACGGGGAAGCTGTCGCCCTGGTGAACTGCCGCACCTGCGCCCATGTCACCGCCGCCCGCGACGGGACGTGGCGCTGCGAGGTGGATCATACGGACGAACCGATCACCCTGGAGGAGCAGCGCCACGGCTGCCACCTGCACCGCTACAACCCGCACCTGCTGGCGAATGTGGCGGAGTACCTTGGCGGGAACGGGAAGGATGCGGAGTACCGGGAGCGGAAGACCGGCCGGGTGTTCTGGAACGGGGATGGGACTTCAGGTCTTACGTCGAGGCAGATTCAGGATATTGGCCATGCAACTCCGTGACTACCAGCAGCGCATCCTCTCGGACCTGTACGCCTGGTTCCGCCGCAACCCGGAGGGCAACCCCATCGTCAACGCCTGCGTGGGCGCGGGGAAGTCGGTGATGATCGCCGAGCTGTGCCGCCAGGCGCTGTCCGACTGGCCGGAGACGCGAATCGTCATGGTTGTCGCCAGCCGCGAGCTCTGTCAGCAGAACCTGCTCAAGCTGTATGCCGTCTGGCCAGACGCTCCGGCGGGGGTGCTGTCAGCCTCGCTGGGCGGCCGGGACACGCAATCCCAGATCCTGTTCGCCACCATCGTGTCAATCGCGAAGCGTGCGCATGAGATCGGGCATGTCGATTTGCTGCTGGTTGATGAGTGCCACAACGTCAACCCGGCCGAGTCTGGCATGTACCGCACGCTGATCACCGACCTGAAGCGCTTCGGCAGCACGCACCTGCGCGTCATCGGCTGGACCGGGACACCCTTCCGGGGGAATGGCGTGTGGCTGCAGCAGGGTGACGCCCCGCTGTTCACCGCCATCGCCGCCACGGTCGGAATGCCCGAACTGCTGCGGCAGGGTCATCTTTCCCCGCTGGTGACGGCAACGACCCAGACCCGCATCGACACCACCGGCGTCGGTATCAGCAACGGCGACTACAAGATCGGGGAGCTGGAGGCGCGGGCGGAGGAAGTCACCGACGCCGCCATCGAGGAACTGGTGCGCCTGGGCGCGGATCGCAAGCAGTGGCTGGTGTTCTGCGTCACCATCGAGCACGCCGAGGGCGTCCTCGCCGCACTCACCATTAAGGGAATCGACGCCGATATGGTCACGGGCAAGACCGCCAGCGGCCGGCGCAACGACCTGGTCAACCGCTTCAAGACCGGGCAGCTTCGGTGCCTGGTGAACGTCGCCTGCCTCACCACCGGTTTCGACGCGCCGGAGACCGACCTGATCGCCCTGCTGCGCCCGACCAAGTCCCCGGTGCTGTATGTACAGATCGCCGGGCGCGGGATGCGCACCGCTCCCGGCAAGACAGATTGCCTGTGGCTGGACTTCACCGACACCACGGCCAGCCTGGGCGCGGTGGACACCATACGAGGGCGCAACAAGCGCGTGCCCAAGGAAGGCGACGGCAAGGACAAGAAGGCCCCGGTCAAGCTGTGCGACGGCTGCGGCAACGAAGTACCCGCCGGGGTGCTGGTGTGCCCGGACTGCGGATATGAGTTTCCGCCGCCCGCGCCCAGCGTCAACCGCACCGCCAGCACCGCCACCATTCTCGCCAGCATGGCGGCGCCCGAGCCGATACGCATCAGCAATGTCACCTACCGCCGCCACAGCAAGGAAGGCTCGCCCGACTCGCTGCGGGTGGACTACTGGGACGGCTACAAGGTGGCTGCCCAGGAATGGATCTGCATCGAGCACAACGGATATGCCAGGCAGAAGGCGCAGCTGTGGTGGGAGCGGCGCACCTGCTACCCCTTCCCGCGCACGGTCACGGATGCGCTGGAGATCACCAGCGGGCTGAGACGCCCGTCATCCATCACCATCGTCAAGAACGG